CGAGTAGAAGGAGTAGAAAGACATTCCAAAATATGACTCCTGATGATTTGTTAAGTAGGAATGAACCATTGATGAACAGGACAAACACAAAATCTGATGTAACAAGATCAGCTACTGTGTTAATAGGTGGCCCTGCTTTCAGACCAGGTGGTGAAAGACTTGGTCAACTCAAAAAGAACTACTAGGTGAATAAAATGTCAAATATAAAAGAAAATGTTGATTTGAAATTTACTCCAACTAATTTTGAGATTACTGAAGGAGAAGATAAGGCTACTTGGTTAAAAATAGGTGGTATGGCTTTAGAAGAAGGAATTAGTAGAAATGGAAACAAATATACTTTTAAGAACTTAAAAGAGAACGATGGCCGTAATTTTAAATGGCTATTCGGACACCCAGGAAACAACGAAGTAGAAGAACATGTTGTTGGAAAGGGTAGATTATTTTTATCTGGCAAAGAGTTATTGCATGAAGGAAAGATTAGAAATACAGCACGTCACCCTGACGTATCCCAATCCGTAAAGGATGGTTTTTTAGGCCCGTCTATTCATGCAACTGCTGGTAAGATTACCGAAGAAGATGGTAATTACTTAGTTGAGGGGTTGAATATTATGGGAGTTGGTCTTGTTGCTTTTCAAGGTGTTAAGTCAGCAAGTATTGACTATGCAATAGCAGAGTCGTTTGAATTGAAGGAGTCTTCAGAAGAAGACGAAGAAAAACCTAGTAAGGAGGACAAAATGTCAGAAGAAGAAGTAAAAAAACCTGAAGTAGCTCCTGAGGAACAACCTGCTCCTGCTCCCGAAGCACCTGCTGAAGCACCTGCCGAAGCACCTGCCGAAGAAGAGAAGAAGGAAGAACCTGCTGCTCAAGAGGAATTAAAAATGTTAAGACAAAAAATTGAAGCATTAGAATCAGCTAAGAAAGTTGACCTTGTTGAATCTATCATTGGACTAAACAAAGATTTGAAGAAAGAAGACTTGATGAAAGAAAGTGAAGAGAGATTGAACTTGATGAAAGAATACGAAACCAAGTTGGCTAACAAAGTTGAGGGTGCTGGTATTGTTGAAGAAAGCGAACCTGTACACGAAGATTTTGGAGTTAACCAAGAAGGTGACTTATCTTTGACTAAGGAAGCTTATGCTAAGTTCAACAAAGAACTTAGAGAGCGAGTTAACTAAATAGGAGGAAAATAAAATGGCTCAAACAGGATTTATGTTAAGCGACGAAGGTAGAACCATTACTGTTTTGAACGACAGTGGTACAACTGCAATCGAAGCTGGTGACCTAGTTTTCACTTCAACTAATGATGATGTTTTGACTGGAACTGCTGCAAGTGCAAGAAATGCATACGCTGCTGGTGACATCAAAGTATTCTCACAAACTGATAGTGCTACAGGTTACCTAACCGTTTTGGGTGTCGCCTTAGACGACATTCCAGCAGACGGATATGGAAGTATGGCAATGGAAGGTGTATTTATGCATGCAACCAACGCAAATACAGAAGCAGGTGACTTATTACAAGGAGACGAAGCTGCAACCAATAAATTGGATCAATTAGATGCGGTGACTATCACTACATCTTTACCTGTATCCGCACAACAAGATAAAATCGGTCGAGCATTGACTGGTGGAACAGTGGATGGTAAATATATCATCTGGAAGCTGTGCTTATAAGGAGGAATAGAAAATGCCAAATAATATGTTAGGAACCGGAAGTGCTGACTTTGCAAGTGCAACAGCCAGTACATCAACTACCTCCTACTTGATTCCAAGAACTCTTTTACCAGAGGTAATGAACGCTGTAAGAAAAAAGCTTATGTTAAGAGGCTTAGCAGCTAGAATTTTTGGACCTGCAAGTATTCCAGGTAGAACGTTAGTAATCCCAATGCAATCTGAAATCAGTTCAAATACTCAGTTAACACCCACTCAGGTTGGAGAAGGTGGAGAAATTCCTTTGGTACAATCCCAATGGGAAAGCTTAACTCTAACTCCCGTAAAGTACGGAGTAAGAATTGGAGTAACCAAAGAAATGATGGAAGATGGAATCTTAGATTTACTATCTTACCACGCTGAATTAGCAGGTTATGAATTTGCTGACAACGAAGAAAGTTTAATTGTTTCTGCATTAAACACTGCTTCCGCTGCTGCAAGTAACAACGTAGCTAATGGTAACGCATCTTTGGCTATCTCAGATATTACTGAAGCTATGCAAAACTTAGAAGCTGGTAACTACCAACCAACTCACATGATTTGTGGTGTTGAAATTGCCAATGATCTTCGGAACATTGACACCTTTGTAGAAGCTGATAAGTCTAGAGTAATGGATCCAACAAAATCTTTGATTGGAACTATCTTCGGTATGAAAGTAATGGTAAGCAACAATGTAAGTTCAGTTTTATCTTATGTAATTGATGCTGCACATGCTTTTGTAATTGCAGAGAAAAGACCATTAACTGTTGAAAGATACAGTGATGTTGCAAGAGACACAGGATTTGTGGCTGTAACTCAAAGAGTTGCTGTATCAGGTCTAAGAGACGAAGCAACTTCAGAGATCACTACCACGTAAGTCTTTTTGACTTACCTTTTTTTTCTTTTTAGTAAAAAAGAAGGAGGATAAAAAATGAAAGACGGATTAAGTGGTGGATCATCTGGTGAAGTTAAAGTAGATACTTTGACTGCAACTGACGATGTTAATATTACTGATAACTTGACTGTTACTGGTTTGGTAACTGTTGGTGAAACCTTAGATGTTACTGGAGTTTCAACTCTTACAGGGCAGTTGTATGCAACTAATGTTGTTAAGCAACAAACCATTACAAACTTCGATACTCAAAGTCCAACTTTGACTATTGCTAGTATGCTTGGTGGAATAGCACAACATACCTCAACTACAGGTGCAGGAGTAGCAACGCTAGATACTGGGACAGCAATGTCATCAGGAGTAGCAGGTGTAGCAGTTGGTTCAACTATTGAATGGATTTACTATAACGATGGTGACCAAACTTCAACTATTACCGCAGCAGCTGGACACACCATTGTTGGTGGAGTAGCAGCAGTAACTACAGGTAAATGGATGAAAGTTACAAGTGTAAATACAGCAACCAATACTTGGGTATCTTACTTACAAGTATTAATGTAGAATGAAACAATTTATTTATTTTTTTTTTATTTGAACACACAACGATGAGGTGAATGAAATGGCAGAAGATTTTGTGGATATAACTCCACCAATGTTAGGAAAGAAAAATGGAGGACAAGGAGTTGTCTTTCAAGATACGGAATGGTATCAAATTAATGAAAACCCAAGAGGGTTAACTAGAGAAGGAATTGAGAAGAGTATTGAACTCTGGAAGAAATCTAGCAATGGACATGTTGTTATTAAGTTTAAGACAATGTTGGCAAATTGTAAGAAGATTGCAGAAAGTGGGAAGACTAAAGCAGGGTTAATCATCTATGCACGTTCAGAAGATGGAGCAGCTAGTTGGGTTGAAAACGCTTCAATTAAAAAGAAAGAACAAGAATTAGAAGAAACAAAGGTCAAACCAAAAAAATAGGTTTGATGAGGCATGCTGTCACCTCTGTATAGCGGTCTTTACTTTGAAATCAAGGAGGTCTCAAAATGGGATATGAAAGTAGTTCAAAAACATGGGCAACCAACCAATTATTATGGAATGCCACGCACTTAGAAGATAGTGCATTAGTTTTAAATGATGGTAATACGAAGCCGATCACAATGATGGTTGGTGGGTTATATAGGAGTTCTGCACCAGCTTATACTACAGGGGATGTAGCAGTTATGCACTTTACCACAGATGGTAAGTTAATGGTAGATACAGAACTTACAGTTGATGGAAATATTATAATTGATAATGTTGCTGTTTGGGCAACAAATATTGCTGATACAAGCACTACAAGTTTTGGACTTGTTGATGCAAATGGTCACCCACAAGTTGATGTTTTAACTATGCCAGGAAGTTTAACTGGTTATGCAGAAGATACAGCTCACACAACTGGTGATATTGGTTTAATGCCTTTAACTGTTAGACAAGATACACCAAGTGCTTTAGCTGGAACAGATGGAGATTATCAACCATTGTCAACAAATGATGCAGGAGCATTATATATTGAAAGTATTAATGTAGCCCAACACGATGTAGCAGCTTCTAATTTTGGAAATCAAGTAATGGTAGAAGCCAAAGATTATGATGGAAGTGCTTTATCAAATACAGTTGTAGAAGGAGATGCAATAAGACCAGCAGCAAGTTTAGCTGGAATTCAGTATAATATGCTCACTGATTCAACAGGTGGTTCAACACCAATAGTTGGACACGACTCTGTAATTAATGCAGCTAGTGGAGGAACTGCTGGAGTAATGACTATGTTAGATGCTCGAAGTTCTCAAATAACTGCAGTAACAAGTGGTGACGCAGCGAGACCAACAGCAAACCTATATGGTGAACAAGTAATGGCTGGTTACACTTGGTCAACTCAATCGTTAAGAACTGAAGAGATTGACCCAATTCCTGAGAAGTTTGTAAGTGAAACTTTAGCAGATGTAACAAATGCAACAGATGGAACATTCAACTACTATTTTGACATGAATGGATTTAGGTACTTCACCTTACAAATAGCATTAACACAAGATGCAGGAGCAGGAGCAGGAGATGTTTATTGTTATGCTACTGTTCAAGATGATGGAACTGCACCAGGAAGTTGCACTTATCAAGATGTAACTAATGCTTTGTTTGGAGTATCCAGTGTTCACACACAAAACGCAGCAACTCAAGTACTGACTGCTAGTGATATGTGGGTAGCAGATACACCAAATGGATTTAAGTATGTGAATGTAAAAGTAATAACAACAACTGGGAACACTTCAGATTGGACTATTTATTTGAAGAAGTTTTATTAGGAGGATAAAAAATGAAAAGAAGCTCAAGAGTTTTCGGAACACCCGTTTACTTAAATGGTAGTCCTTCAATGAGCCTTAATGGAGATAACAACATTGAGGTAGTTGATGGTAATGGTTCGTCGGTAGAATGTGTAGCTTTCAACGTAGAAAATACTTCTGTTAATAGAGTTGAAATTAACGCTACAGCAACAGGGAATTCACCTGGAATTGAAGTAACTGGGACTGATGCAGATATTAACATTTTGTTATCACCAAAAGGAACTGGTGTTACGGAAATGACAACTGATTTGAAGATTGCAGGAACAGACATCTTAGATACTAACGATAATGAATTGATTGGAATAAGTGCAACTGGTTCAGCGGTGAATAATATTCAGATTGCAAATGCGGCAACCGGGAATGCTCCTATAATATCGACTGTCGGTGGAGATGCAGATGTTGACATTGAAATTAGTCCTAAAGGGACAGGTGTTACAATTATTAATTCAGATACAGCAGTTGAAGGAGTTTTTTTATTAGACCCAGCTCAGAGTTATGGTGGTGGACCACTGATTGATAGCGGTGCAAGACAGACCGTAAATGATACTCCAACTCCAGTATGGACTTCGTTTGCCATTGAAGTTGGAGATGTTGTTAGCATTACTGCTGATGTGGTAGCAGTTGAAACAGATGAGACAAATCGGGCAGTTTACAAGATTCATGGATTGTTTTATAGGAATACAGCAGGGAATGTGACTCAACAAGGAGCAACAGTAAGTCTTAACACGATTGAAACAGATGCTACTTGGGCATGTGATTTTGCATTGGACATAGGAGCTCAAACTATTGAAGTTCAAGTGACTGGAGCAGCTGCAACGATCAATTGGAAATGTGCAATAGATGTCACTATTACAAAAAAAGCATGAGGTTAAAAGATGGTAATGGGATTTAAAGATGGAGAATTGATTGGGGCTACCAATATCCCTACTCCGACTGATAGTAGTGTGACTGGAAATGATGGAGATACTGTGTTGTTGATCATTGGAGACGGAACTCACGAGAGTACAACTTTTAATGACTTAAGTGCAAGTGATCATACCGTAACAGGGAATGGTCATGTTAAACATATGAGGACATTAAGACACGGAAATGTTAGTTCAATGTATTTTGACGAGGTTGAAGATTACTTAACTATTCCTAACCACGCAGATTTTAATTTGGGAGCAGGAGATTATACAGTTGAAGCTTGGATTTATTACACAGATGTTCCTTCTTCTACTGAGGTTTATCGGATTATGGCACAAGGAGAACTAGAAGATCATAATGGCGATTGGTGTTTTGGATTTGGACATACTGCTGTATGGGGAACAGGAGTAAGAATGAACTTAGCTATTAGGTCAGGTGGCTCAACTACTGATTATGTTACTCCAGATTTAGTCGTTCCAACTTTCGTTAAAGATTCTTGGCACCATTTAGCAATTAGTAGGGCGAGTGGAACTTTAAAGTTTTTTTACAATGGTGCAGAAGTTCATTCTGTATCTGATTCGTTAAGTATGACAAGTAGTAATTCAAGTGAGATAATGGTTGGTGCAAGAACTTGGGATGCAGGAAACCGTATTGAAGAATTGCAAGGGTTTATGGATGAGATAAGAGTTAGTAAAGTTGCAAGATATACTGCTGATTTCACACCCGTTATGAGACATAATGATTATGCAATTGAAAGCACTGTTGGTGGAAACACATATCAAATTGAAGGAAAATTAAAATTTTAGGAGTTGAAAAATGGTAACAGGATTTAAGGATGGAGGACAATAAAATGGCAGACGTAATTGATGAAGCTTTGTCCGATAAGAAATTATCAGACTTGCAAAGTGCTAAACTTAAAAGTGCAGCAGTTAAAGCATTAACTAAAGCTGATGTGGAAAAAGCAATTCCATTATTAAAAGAAGTGACGAAGAATAATGGTCATTCGGCTATTGCTCACAAACTTGGATTAACACAACAACAAGTGGCTAAGATTCATAAAAAGATGATGGCTAAAGTGAACGAACTAACACCGAGAGAAGCAATTGAATAAAATGAGCTTACTAACTAAGAACAGTACACCAGCTGAAAGAGGAAGAGGCTGTTTATTTGTGGAACAATTAATTGATGCAAATAGTGTTGCCGCTAATGGTGCAGCAATAACTGGAACTCCAACTTTCAGTAATGGACTGGTCTTAACTGGAAGTGAATGTTTATTGTATAATTACGCTCCTTGGGGTGATGTGGGTGATTATAGTGTTAATATTGATATAACCCATATTTCTGGAAGAGGGTCGGCTCAAGTAATAGCACATTGGGGAACTGGAATTAATGACGAAGCAGGATATATAAAAATTGATGCTGATGATACAATTAGAATGGGTGCGAATAATGCTCACCAACCATTTACTGGAACAGGAATTCCGTTAAGCAGTGGTCGTCATACAATTACTGTACGCTTTAATGGTGCTTCAGCCAGAAGTGTGTTTTTGGATGGAGTTCAATTAAGTGGTGGGAGTAGTGGAGGAGGAGCAGGAGTAACTGATACTGCAATTGCTATTGGTTCGGAAATTGGTGGAACTAATAAATATATTGGAACAATCCATAGTGTTAAAATGTTTAGTGAAATGTTAACATTACAAGAGCACACCGATATTTATAATGGAGAGGTTTATTCTTATCGTAATGAATCAATTGTGGATTTACCGATGGATTTTGCTAATAATGACACAACTAATGGATTAGTTAAAGATGTAAGTGGAAATGGAAACGATGCAACAATGCCAGGTGGAACTTCAGACCCAATTAAGAACACACACATTAATGGGTATCGGTTTGATGGAGTTGATGATGGGCTAGATGTTCCTAATCTTGGTTTTTCAGCAAATGATGAATATACTGTTTCTATTATGGCCCAGTTTGATTCATATACATTAGACCAAGTATTCCTTATTTTGGGATATGATTATGGGAACGAAGAAGGTTGGGTTTTGGAAGCGAATCAACCTGCTGGTGGTTTTAGAGTCTATAATAAAGGTTCAGGTAGTATTATTATAAATGACATTTTTGTTCAACTTGGACAATGGTTTCATTTTGTAATAACACATGACGGAACTGATTTGCATGTTTATGTTAACGGACAGTATAGAGAAACAGAAAGTGCATTTAATTATGGATATGCTTCTGGTACTTCTTATAGGTTGGGAATTGAGAATTTCGACCCCCATAATCCATTTGCAGGTTCATTAACTTCTTTCAAAGTATGGAATTCTGAATTAACACCATTACAAATCCAAGACTTATACAATAACGAACTAAAAAGGGTGAATAACAAATGAGCATAATCCAACAATTAAAAACTGAAGGCGTATTAAAACTTTATATGGATTTTAGAAGTGGGACTTATAGCGATTGGAGTGGTAATGATAATCATGGAACTCCAACTGATGTTTATCTGGATAAAGCAGGAGTAAGGTTTGTAAACCCAGCTGCAGCTGGTACTAATTTAGTAAGCGTTCCAAACACGTCTGATTTTAATTTTGGAACTTCAACTGATTTTAGTATTTATATTTGGATTAAATCGGTTGACGATTTATCTGCTAGGAATTTAAGATTGTTTTCAAACAGTGACCTTACTGGTGGTTGTTTTGCAGATATTCAAAATAATTTGGTTAGAATATTTTTTGAAGCAGGAGCATCATATACATTAGCATTTGACAGTTCAGTAGAAACAACAATTCCTGCCCATTTATGTTGGACTTTTGATAGAGATGGAAGTGGACTTGGATATTATAATGGTGGATTGGTTGCAACTACAGCAACTAACCCTGGAGATATAAATGAAGATTTAGATACAAGTAATCCTTTACAAATTGGAAAGGTTCTAACTCAAACAGCCAATATGTTTGATGGGGACTGGAAATCATTTATAATTGTTAATAGAGTTTTAACCGCCACTGAAGTAAGTCAGATTAAAGCAGAATTAGAAAATACATCTTGGCCAACTAAATCGAAAGGTTCAAGAGGAAGTGATTACTTGATAGAACAAGACACTTCATTAGTTGGTGCTTATGATATGAAACCAACCGCTGGTGTTGTAGTTGATGAAAGTGGGAATAATAATGATATGAGCATTATTGGTGATGGATTTCATACTAGAACTCCTTTTGGAAATGGGATTGATTTCTTAACAGCAAATGGGAATTATCTTAACAAAGCATCATTTAACAATTTACCTTCAACAGCAATAACTGTTTCAGCTTGGACTAAAACTCACGCCAATGTTGATTGGAATGATATTGTTCAAACAGATAATTGGGATACTTCAGCAGGAACTTGGATATTATACACCAATTCTCTTGGAAGAGCAGACTTTGGAATTGCAGAAGCAGGTTCAGTTCAAAATTTAGCACAATCAGCAACTGGAAGAATTGTGGCAGGATTTTGGAATCACATAGTTGGAACTTATGATGGAACTACTGTTAAAGTTTATGTTGATGGAGTTATCGGACCAACAACTACAACAGTTACTCAGGCACTAGATACTACTGAAAATATTTCTATCGCACAAGATTGTCAACAAATAATCTCAAATGTTAAAATCTACAACGAGGCTAAAGACCAAGCTTGGGTTACTAAAGAATATGAAAACGGGGCTAAAACAGTTAGTTATAAAACTGATTGGTTCTCTTTAGAAATTGATGGTATTACTGCTGGACAAATAGGTGGAACTGATTTTAATGTTAAAAGTGGAACGTGGGATATTGAATATGATGAACCATTTAAAACTTTAGTTTGTGCAAGTTCAGGATATTGTACTGTACCACCAAGTGGATTTAATAGTAGTCCAACGGAAGCAGCTTATGGTACTTGGGAATTTACATTAAAGAAAGTTAATGGGTCTGGTGGATTCGTGTTTATGTTTTCAGCTAGTGATGACGATGATTGGAATGCTGGAACTCAAAATGGATATACACTTCATATTGACAGTAATGAAAGAGTTAGGCTTAGGAAAGTAACCAATGGGTCAGCTTCGGATTTGTTTTATACAGATGTTAGTTATATAGACTTAAACACTTTTTACACTTACAGAATAACGAGAACTAATTTAGGGGAATGGACTGCTTACATTAAAGGAGGAGCTTATGTTGGCTGGACTTTAATAACACCTTCCGTTGGAACAAACCCCGCAACAGAAAATACATTTACAACTGCCAATTATATTGTCTTTTCAGGAACAACTAATAATGTACTTGTATTGGGAGAGTTAGGAGGAGATAACGCAATTGTGAAAAGGGTTGGAGTTTATAATGGTTAAAGGGAAATTATGTTACACAAGTAAAGATAGAGAGATTGGTGAGATACATGCAGGAGTAACATATATTAAAGAATCATTAGATAAGTTAAATGGGGAAGTTAAAGAGAACACAAAGTTTAGGATTCAAGCAAAAGGAGTAATTGGTGCTGTTAGTTTTATATCTGCTATCCTCGGTGGGTTTTTCCTTTGGATAATAAAAAAAGTTTGGGGTTGATAAGAATGAAAGAGATTGATGGAATATGGGCAGTTAACACACAGAAAGGAACTATGATCAGGAATCCTGATATTGGAGAGTTGCCTGGATGTGTAGCTGTGCCAATAGATGAAAGGCAAAGATTAATTGCCAAACACTTGATTAATGTAAAAATAATCGAGAAGATTATGTTGGAGGATTAAAATGGTTGTAACATTAGCACAAGTAAGTGCAGATACTGGGGAAGTGTACGATGCTGTTGATGGTGGTACTACTGCAGTAAGTGCTATTATTACAAGAGCAGAAGAATTTGTCAAATTACAATCAGGAACAACTACTGCATATGATGCAATAATTAGGCCATTGACAGATGCAATGGTTGCAAATCATGTGATGGGTGGAGTTGATCCTGTTAACAAAACAATTGGTTCATTGTCCGTAGGGGCAAAAGATTTGAAGTCTATGCGAGATTATTTCCACGAAGAAGCAAGGAAAGCTTTTATCGTTAAAGGATATAGTATTGATGGACTAACAATTATATTCAAGGACTCGGAGCAATAAATAAAATGACTTTATCTACCAGCTTGAGAACAGCAGCAAGGAACTTGATTAATACCTTTGGGAATACAGGTTCTCTTTACACCTATAGCTCTGCGACTAAAACAGAAAGTGAGGAAGGAGATGTAGCAGTATCTAATTGGGGAAGTGCTACTTCTATTAAAGTAGTTGATGGAGATAATGTGACTGAAGAATTAAGTCAAGAGATGCAGGGAATGGAATCTCTTGGTGAAGATGAAAAGATTATTCGAGATGATGTGACTGTTGTTGTCAATGACCGATTAACAGTAGATTCGATTGAATATAGGGTTATTTCAATTAGACCCGTTAGAACTCAGGATACGCTTGTTGTGCAGATAATTACTGTATCACGGGAAGATGTCACTTCTCAATGGTGATACTGAGTTATAAATAAGACATACATCTTGTCTTATATGTCATTAATGTCATTTGGGACAAACCAAGTGAATTGGAGTTAAACTCATGGCGAAAGCAACTTTGAATACGGATGTTTGGGATAGTGTTTATACCTATCTGCAGACTACAAACGCAATTGGCACAAACAATATTTTTAGTGCATTTAATTCTACATTAATCAAAACAAAAGGGTATCCTCTTGTTATTATCTCTCCCCCTTCTAGCAGTATGAATAAACTTACTGTTGGTGGCCAACTCACTCAATCAGAGATTGTTATGACAATCGAAATTTATCACACTTCTTCAGCAAGTCTCAAATCGTTAAAAGATGATGTTGTTGCAAAACTTATTGCAGGTAGAGCAACATTTGCTTCAGCTGGGTATAAGCGAATGGAGATTAGTGGAGGAGATAATGATAGTTGGTCGGAGGGAAAGAAGAAGAGGCATCGAGCTACTTTTGATGTGACTTTCTTTTATGTTGCATGAGACTAGATATAAGGGGAGTTGGTATAGACAATTCCATTAAAATATATAATGGAATTAGGAAAAGGATGAAGACAGAGCCAAATAAGATGACTGATGCATTGGCACTTAGGTTTAAGCAAATTGTCTCTCGGAATATACCTTCACATAAACACCCAGATATTGGGTTAACTAATCACAATACTCCAACTCCTTTAAGGAGGAGGTTGCATAAAAAGAAATTTACTGGAGGACATAAAGTCTTTTTTGATGAGAGAGGAGATAAGTATGGTAAAATCTTACCTATAATTGTTGAGAAAGGAACAGAAAAATCTGATTATCATCAACCGAATAACCCCATTTTTAGTAAGAAACCACACCCTCAAAATAAACCGACAAATTTTTGGTCTAAATCGATGAGGCAGTTTAGAAGTGATACTAAACAAGTAGCAAGAGAATTTGAAAGAAGAATTGTATTTGGAAGAAAATGATGATTGACACGATAAAAAACAATATTAGGAGGATAATATAAAATGGCATTACCAGATCATTTTGAAGGAGAAGACGTAATAATTACGTTTGAAGAAAACGGCAAAGCATTAGTCTATAATGTAGAAGGAAAGATGCTGAGCTGGAATGTAAGTGGAGGAACATCATCAACAGATGAGGTTTTTGCATTTGGAAATAAAACATTTAACTTCCAGAAACCACGGGAGAAGTTTAGTTTATCATTTGAAGTAATGATTAACACAAGTGACTTTGACTATGTTCAATTTGGAAGTGGAACAAGTGGAGCTACAATAGGTGCTATGACTGGAAGAGTTGTTAGTTCAGACCAAGTACCTAGCCAATGGAGAATAATCTTTTGGTTCCAAAGTGCAGCTAGTCATTTGTCAACTGGAACAATTACTGTACCAGCTGTTGCTGCAAGTATTTATCGTATGGTATTTGTTGATTGTAAGGCAATTACTTTTGACAAAGAATTTAGTGCAGATGAATACTTTAAGGGAACTTTGAACTTTGAGTTCTCAGCTACTGATCCAGATGGATACCCAAACTACATTGAAGATGAAGGTGTAGGTGTAGGAACTTCAGCAGGAACAACTTTGGCAACAATGACTACTTCTTTAGGAAAAGGTTTAATTGACAAAGCAAGGGGAAGTTTGACTTGGTCAGTAACAACCACAAGAAGTTGGACTGGAGCGTATGTAACGTAAGCATTAAGCTTACATTTTTTTTTATTTTAATTTGGAGGAATTGAAGATGAATGAATGGCCTGACAAAAAACCAAATGTACCAGCTGATGAACACGGGTGGTTTCAAAAAGCAAATGAACAAGTGTTAAAAGCTTACCTTAATGACAAAACTAAGTTAGTTATTGAGTTAGGTTCTTGGCTAGGTAAATCAACCAGATTTATTGCAAAACAAGCACCGAATGCTACTGTTGTTGCAATAGACCACTGGGAAGGAAATCCTGGACATAAAGGGAGAGAAGATGTTAAAGATAAGTTATTAAATTTGTATGAAACATTTTTAGTTAATATGTGGGATTTCAAAGATAGAGTTAAAGTATGTAGGATGAGTACAAAACAAGGGTTAAAAGAGTGTTATGAAATGAAGATGAAACCAGATGTCATTTATATTGACGCAGCTCACGATTACAATGGAGCAATGCATGACATAGTTGATTCAATGAAATATTTTCCTGACGCAGTGATTATTGGAGATGATTGGAATTGGCACAATAAATTAAGAGAATATACTGTTAGAAAAGCAGTAATTGATTATGCTTACAAAAATAACAAACACCTTCAAGTCTTTTCAAATGTGTGGTGGTTTGTATGAGCATTTCAAAAGTGGGAATATTGGATTTCCCATATCATGTACACAATGTGTGCGAGGTCAGGTCTTCTTCCCGTTCCACCATTGGAAACCCTCACACCCTTCCCTGCTACAAGGAACGGGATAAGACTGATTTAAATATGAAAAGGTGGAAAACGAAATGAAATTTAGTTTGATAGTTGGTGGAAATGAAGTACCAGAACATATTGCAAGAGCGTTAGAAGAACAACCTGCAAGGTCTGGAATGTTTAATTGGATATTTGCACATAGAGGAGAGATTAATGCATTTAACCAAATAAAAGATAATTTGGAAGATTATGACCAAGTTCAGGTTAATATGACTCCTGTTGATATGCCTTTTATTCCTGAGATAAGAAGGAGATTGAGGAATAGTTCAACGAAGTTAATATTGAATAATGATTATGTTCCTGAATGTTGGAACAGGTGGCAGATTGATCCATACAAGTATGACAACATACAAAGGATGGGCGATATGGTTTTTAGTACAGAACCACACCAAGTTTCCAATATGTTAGACGGTACTTTTACAATACCTCACCCTACCAACACAAAATATTTGAAGAGGATGGGAACAGACTTAGATGCTGGGTCTAAGTCTGTGGGGTTTCTTTATCATTGGTGGCACGGGGAAAGTTATATTCCTTCTCGTATGTTAAACAAGATGAAAGAAAAAGGACTGGTTGGTAAAACAACAGTTTATGCTTACAAAGAGTCTGCTGATTTAATGCGGAAATTTAACAGGTTTATGTTTGATAAGAAAGCAGAGCTTATGGATTTTCCAGATTACATGCAAAGACTTCAAGGAGAGAGTGTGATTTATGATCCATGTGCTTATCACACTTATGGAAGAAATGGTGTTGAGATGGCTTGTGTAGGTAAACCTGTTATTGGAAGCAACAGAGTTTGGTCATACAACAAACTTATGCCTGAGTTGACAGTTGACCCGTATGATTACAAAGACACTGAGAGGGTGTTCAAATTCGTTAGAGAACAACCTGACAAAGTAAAAGAAATTATGGCGAGAGCTAAGAAAGAAGTTGAATGGTTTAACTATGAAAATAGTGTGAAGAGATGGAAAGATGCTTGTGAAATAGCGTTTGATAGAGGTGGACACGAATGGTATCAAAAGCAGATATGATGAAAAGGATTATGAAATTAGAAAAAATTGAATTCCCAAAAAGAGAAGGGTTTAAAGGAGTGAAAAGATTAAACGAAGCAGGGAAAGAGAACATTATGATCCGATGCGAAGATACTTGTTACTATGAAATATGTGACCACTTTTTCCCATTAACAGAAGATTTCAAAATATTCAAAGATAAGACACAGCAGTTTTGGCTGGTCGAGGTGAAAAATGGGTGAAGTGAAAGAGAAGGTTGAGAATTTAACAACAATAAATTTTAGTATTACCAAATGTCCGTTAAAGATATTTAAGGCTTTTTCGGAATACTGTAAGAAAGAGACTAATGATAACTATGCTTTTGGGCTTAAATTATTGTTAGATGGGATGAAAGGGAATGCTAAAGAGTTAATGTTGTTTGAGCAGTACAATGAGTTGAAGGTAGAAGTAGAACAGCTTAAACAAACATTAGAAGAACAGAACGAAAAGAAAGCTCCTAAGACACTTGGGAGTGGAGGACAAAAATGAGTAGATTAAGTAAATTAATAGGGAAACCTGTAGAAGTTAAAATTGAAGGAGAATCATTATTGATTAAACCTTTAACAATGAAAGATATGGATGTAATTGTTAATTTGGGGAGCGAAGACTCTGCCAAACAAGCTAAGGCAATTACTTCATTGATAAAGCTTACTTTGAAGAATAGTGTTCCAGAAGCAACCGATGAAGAAATAGAAGGTGTGGCAATAGCACATTTTCAAGAACTTTCAGAAGCAATTATGAGAGTTAATGGTTTAGATGATGGAGTTGCGAAAAAGAATACACCGCTTAAAAAACAATAATTCAAATAAGTTAATTCATACAATGGTTATTGTTATGAAGGAAATGGGTTGGTCTTGGGAGCAAATGATGACCTTGCCCATTTCAGCTTATGGAGTTATTGTTGACGAGCTTAACAAGGAAGAAAAGAAACAAAGTAAAATGGCTAAAAAGAAATAGGAGACATTAAAAATGGGACTTGAGAGTAGATTGGGATTGTTTGTTACTGCTAATACTGCTGGTGCAATCAAAAATATTGACACACTTATTAGTAGGATGGCAAAGTTAAGGAATCTTTCTAAACTCAAGAATCCAATATTTGATGTTGGTTTAAATAAATTTAGAGAATTTAACACCAGAGATATGCAAGCCCATTTAGATAAGGCTTCTGCAAAAGCAAGGCAAACAACCAAAGTATTTCAAGGTCTTCATAAAGTAACTACGAAAGGAGTGATGGGATCTTTAGGATTAACACAACTAATTCCTAAGATGAAGAAAGCAAGAAAAACTACAAATACCTTAACTGGTGCGTTTCAAAGATTCCGTATGGAGTTCCTTTCATTTATGTTTTTTGGTATGCAACTTCAAAGAATATTCACTTCTATAGCTAAGTCTGCTACTGCTTCATTTAAGAAAATTATGGAGAGTGCAAATATTCAAGGGACAGCTATCCAGCGATTAGGTGGGTGGTGGGAATATCTCAAATTTGTTATAGGTTCGGCAATTAATAGAGCACTTGGACCACTTATGCCTAAAATAGAAAGGATTGTTATGGCTGTTTCTAAGTGGGTTCAAAAAAACCCAAAGTTGGTAGCAGGGATAATTGCATTAGGGATTGCACTTGGAGCATTCATGTTCTTTGGTTCACAATTTGTATTACTATTCAATGGAATAGTTACTTTGTTTAAAGGTCCAGTAGGATTAGCAATTAAAGGATTGATTACTTCAATGGGTGGTCTTGGATCATCATTTTCAGCACTTCTTGTTCCATTAGGAATTATTGCCGCTGCAATTTTAGTAGCGATACTTCTGTGGAAAACAAACTTTGGTGGGTTTGCTGATTTTGTTAAAGATACATTTGGTGTTATTTCATCATTTGTAAAAGATGCTTTTGGGGGAGTAAAAACTATTGTTTCAGAAATATGGAAGTCATTAATTGATTTGCTTAATGGTGACTTTGATGGTTTTGTTGAACATATTACTAAAGCGGCATTAGCATTAACAAGATTAATGTATAAGATTATGTTAGGAGCAATCTTAGCAATAGCCAATGTATTACTCTTTATGAAAAACTTAACAAATGATATTGGTAAAATCTTTACTCAAGGATTAATTTGGCTTGTTGAGAAAGGAATAAACTTTTTGATTAGTAAAATAAACTCTGTTTTGAGTATTTATAACAAAGTGATGTCAGTAGTTGGTGGATCTACAATTGGAGATATTGGGAAAGTTGATTTTAGTGGAGCGAGAGAATATATTAGCAAGGAATTTGACAAAAACAAATTTGATTATTTTGGAAAAGATGATTACAATAAAGCCTCTAAAGTGATTGATTTGGTGATAAATATAGATACACTTGGAGATGCAAGACAATTAGCAGAACAGGTTGCTAAGGTAATTAATATGGAGGTTGCTAAGAATTAAAGATGGTTACAGCAGATATTTTGATTAAACACGCCAGTGTTAATAGTGGAACAGCAGTAGAGATGAATGGTGTTGATGTTACTTGGAGTTGGAAGAATAATATTAGTAAGAAACCAATATTGGGGACTTATGATATTAAAGAGACAAGTGCAGAAGGGTATGAAAATTCACCCATCATTATTAGAGGGATTATTGATGTTAACAATATTGGAACTAACACAATGAACCAAGATTTGATGGTTGATTTTGCAACATTAGTTAGCACGACTCCAATTACTTTAGTAATTCCAACTGGGAATTTGTATTCAGGAACAACAACATCTACTTCAGCAAGTAAACTGGTAGATTCAACTGCTTCATTTACTTCTAATGCTTCTGGTAAAATAGCAATAAATACAACAGATGGGACTTATGCAACAATTAGTGCAGTTGATAGTGGAACTATCTTATCTGTTGATACCGATATTTTTACGAGTGGAGAAGGATATGAAATTAAAACTGCTTTGAAAGGGAGACCAACAGCAGGATATGTTAAGACAGGGAGTAATACTTTGTTGAATACATTGAGTGTAGCAGTTGATAGTGCAGATATAAGTATTGCAACAGGAGATGAACAGTTTGGGGCAAGATGGAATTATACAATGACTTTTACTGAAACAGTATAAAATGGTAAATTATAGTCGTATGAGAGTACAGGTTAGGAAGAAAATAACTACAACTAATTCGTGGGCTACAGCAGCGAATGCTATTACTTTAGCTGATGCTGGAGACATAGAAGTAACAAGAGCAGTTGGTAAGAAGAAAGATACTTTTAATTTTGGTGTGTTAAATGCTAACAATAAGTATTTTGAAACCTTTTATGATGGAGATGGGGCAACTACTGCTTTTACATTAGATTTTGGGCCACTTCCAAGTCAACATGTTGATGGAACAGAACAGAAATGTTTTGTTTATGTTGGTGGTGTGTTACAAATTTACACTACTGAATACACTATTTCTGGATCAACATTAACTTTTGTGGGGGCTCCAACGACAGGTATAGGCAATATTAAAGTAGAATATCCTGTTATAGAAGCTGATGATTTAATTAGGATTTATAGAATAAAGAATACAGATACTTTTACTGATAGTGATATAATAGATGAAGGAATAATCTCTTCTATTAATGGTACTTTTAATTTTAACAGGAGAAGTTTGAGTGTTAGAGGAGAAAGTTTTATGTCTCAATTATTTAACGGGTTGGTATTTACTAAACCAGGAGTTTCATTGAATAATTCTCACGATTTTATTCAAGATGTTATTGGGCAACTAAATGAATTTAATCAAGATAGGACAATCTATGGGCAAGACTCAACAGAATGGACTAATATTGGTAATGATACAACTTCGGTTCAAGTTAACTACACTATGAGTTACAAAAGTGCGATTGAAGTTATTGATGATTTGTCTTCAGATAAACACACAGGCAATGGTCAATATATCTATTACATTGTTTATAATGCAACAGATGATAGGTATGAGTTCAATTGGAAAGCAAAACCTACTTCTTCTTCCGATACTATTGTTGAAGGAACAGATGCAATCACAGAAGTAAAACCAAAGAAAGATACAGAAGATGTGGTTAATGCGGCAATTTATAACGCTGGTTTTGATTGTGAAGGGAACGGAATGGAGTTTCCTTATTTTGATTGGACAAGTGGAGCAGGAAGTGGGAGTAAGTGGGAGTATATTACTTCAACAAATACAATAGGGGAAGCTTTGATTAACAATGAGTTTACTAATAATTCAGGTAATTGGGCAACACAATCACAAACAAGTGGGGTTTTAGTTAGGACTGCTAGTTATCCAACCAGTTATGCTGGACCTTATAGTATGCAATTTGATACAAGAAGTGCAGTTGGAGTTCCTTCAGGAACTGTAGCAACTGCTGGTACAGATACTGCTTTTAACAATAATATTTGGGATGAAGCACAATGGCAGGGTTGGTTTGCGGCAAAGAAAGTTATAGACCAAAAGAATAAACCACGATACAAAATAACAGTAACTATGGATTATGGATCAGATGCAAACACTTATGCCTTAGGAGATATTTATACTGTTACTGTTGGTAGTTTTGGTATTTCAGGTAAAAAATTAAGATTAACAGAAATTGAATATTCTGTTGATGAAACAAGATTAAATTTAGAAGAAGACGAGGTGACCCTTGGCAGTTAAAGAACTTGGAAAAACTATTGGTAAATCTGTTACTGATAAGAAGAGTATGCAGACAGAGTTAATTAAACCGGGAACTCTTAATACAAGATTTGTTTTTGGTAGTTATGAACTTACTGTTAAAAATACAAGAATACTAGTTGAAAGTCAAGTTATTGGTTCTGCAATGATTTGGGGAAATCCAAGTAAAGGGGTGTATGGTACTTCCACATGGGGTGGATCTCTTCCTTCTTATTCCACAGTTGAAACAATTACTGTTGCTCAATCAGTTACAAATGCTGGGAGAGTAGAAATTGCTAAATGGTTAGGTGGAGAAGCAGCAACTGCTCCCTCTCACTTTGGGTTTGGTACAGGAAGCACAGCTTATACTGTTGATGATACTGCTTTAGAAACAGCAGTTGGAAGAAAGGCGATTGATAGTAGGACTCTTTCAACTAATTCAGTAACTACAAAAATTTGTATTGTTAATTCAATTGATACTTCTTTGCATGGTTCAGCTATGAGGGAAGTAGGTGTTTTTAATGCAGCGGCAAGTGGAGATTTATATTCTCGTTATATTATTACTAGCTTAACAATGACCAATGCCAATAATTATAGATTTACTGTTGATACTACTTGGTATGATACTACTCCCGGAAGAGGTATTTGGACAACAGTAGGACTTAATGAAATGAGGGATTGGTTGGGTGCAGCTTCAGCAACAGCCCCAATAGAGACTGCGTGGGGAACAGGGACAACAAATCCAGCAATAGCAGATACAACATTAGAAGGAGAACAAGAGAGGAATGCTTTTACAACAACGAGTAGAGTCAACACAGTGGTAACTTATGAAGCATTGTTAGCTGCAAGTGAAGCAACAAGTCAAGATTTATACAAATCTGGATTGTTCAATGCAGCGGCAAGTGGAGATTTATTTGTTGAACAAAAGTTCGCTAAAATATCTAAAACTGCATTGTTCCAAGTATATGAGTATGATGTAATAACTGTCTTATGAGGTAAATTAAAATGGCAATAACAAATGGTTTAAAATTTTTTGAGAATGGAGACACAGCTTCAGCTGATGATGTGTTAAGTAACGCAAGTTTTATGTTAAGTAATATGATTAATTTTGGGTTGGATGGTGAAACAACAACAAGTCAAAATAATTTAAAATTAGATTTATTTGGTTCGAACACAGCACAATATCTAACTTTTATGGAGTATAATTCAGGAACTGATTTATATGAGTGTCAAGATACATCAACAACTTATTATCTATTTATTGAAGCAACAAGCACAACTGCTTCTTCAGCAGGAAATGTTACAATTGCACAAGTTTCTGCTGGTAAATGGATTGTTTTTGCTAGTGCAGGAACTTTAGAAGTTAACAGAGCTGAGGTGATGGAATGGCTATGGTTGCCAACTAATACAGCGGATGCAACAACTGCAAAAGTAATGAATAATTTTGTTTCTATTACTGCAATTAAATCAGCAGATTCTAGAGATATTGGAAAAAGATGTACATATGTAAATGGTCCAGGAAGTTCGGGTTATTCATCAGGTCAGGATTATTCAGGTACTAAAGTTGGAACACTGGGAGGAACTTCTAATAATAGTAGTTGTTGGTCGGCGTGTAGTTCTTCTTCTTGTGGTTCATCAGGCACAGTTGGTTATTCTAATATAGAATTTCCAACAAGTTCATCAGTTAATGTTGCTAGTTGTAATGGATTGACTACACCAGCTTCATCTGATGAATACGGGGATGATACAAGTGCGGAAGAAGCAAACTTTGTATTAAATGATACAATTACAATTAACGGTAGAGCAAAACATTTGACATATTCTTGTGCTAAAGGAGGTTCAACAAACGCAATCTTCTTAGTAGCTACAACAATCAGTTGGGCAGCAGGAACGGGCAGTGGAAACTTCTCTTGGAGTGGAGAATATGATTATGATTTCTTTGCTACTGGGTCAATCCCATTAATCACAGCAGCAACAGAATCAGATTTAACTTGTAGTATAACAACCGATTCAACAACAATAACTACCAATGAAACAGTTGGTATTGTTAAAGCAAATTATACTTTAACCGCTGGAAATACTATTGCTTATGAAATTAGTTTTGATGGTGGTACTAATTGGTTAGCTGTTACTGAAGGTGTTTTAGCAGAAGTATCTAACACTGGAACAAGTTTTAGGGTTAGAATGACTATAACTAGGGCTAATGATACTGAACAAGATAGCATAACTTCTTATGGGGCTTATTACGGATGATAACTAAACTCAAACATTGGATACACGCAATTAAGAACTATGATTTGTTAGTTGCAACTCACGAGTATCTGAAGGGCGAGTGGAAGAAACAGTTTGAAAATATCAAATTGATAAAAAAAGAGAGAGATGGTTTTAAGAAGGAAGCTGAGTTATGTAAAGAGAAGAGGAGAGTGGACAAAGTTGAGGAGTTTTGGATTAACAAACATCCTAAGAAGAATATAAATTATGTAAGGCATGAGACAGATGGGACTTATCAAGTTGATGTAAGATCCTTTTGTATGCCTGATTATATTTATCCAAAATTTACTGGGAGTAATGATACCAAGATGAGAAGGATTCTTATCTGGGTCATTGAAAACATAAAATATATTTCAGATACCTCTGAGTATAAGACTGAAGAGTATTGGGCTTACCCTTACCAAACATTGAAACACGGTAAAGGAGATTGTGAAGACGGAGCAATTTTAATCTGGGCTATTGCTATGGCAAACAACATTCCTTATTGGCGAGTGAGGTTGAATGCGGGAGATGTAAGAGAACCTTATGGTGGGACAGTTGGACACGCTTATGTGTCATATTTTAGGGAATTTGATGATGAGGCCATCGTTTTAGACTGGTGTTATTATCCTTCGTATGCAAAGATTGCAGAAAGAAGGACACACAAAGAGGAGCGTGATTATTATGAAATTTGGTGGTCAACTGATACGAAGCAAAGTTATGGTAATAAAAGGTATATGGGAACAATGCCTAAAGAAGTTTTTGAAGTGGATAGAGGAGAAGTATGAAGAAGATGTCTATTTGTGCAGAGACCCAAAGACCGGTAAGTGGAGAAGAGGCGGCTTACTATGATAAAGATTTTAAAAAACATGCTCACATGTTTGAATTACTTAAAGATAGTTATGTGGAGAATAGGCATAGGTGGATTTTTAGAGCTATTAATAAAAATGATAGTGTACTTGATTGTGGCTGCTGGTGTGGTATATTTTTATACCAACTTAGAAAGCATAAATCTATTGTTGCAACGGGTTTTGATATAAGTAAATGTGCAGTTGAGTTTTGTAATGAAAGATTAGACAACAATGTTTCTGTTGGAAATATCCTTGACATTGATGCTAAAGATGGAGAGTTTGATGTAGTGGTGGCTAGTCAAGTGTTAGAGCATTTGGAACAACCTTACTTGGCTTTGGCTGAGATGCTTAGGGTTGCTAAAAAAAAAGTATTATTTACTGTTCCAATTGAAAGAAATTTATGGTGTCCAGGACATCTTCACTTTTTTACGTTAACAGAATTAATGAGTAATATCAAGGAGTTAGTGGGACACGAGAATTTTAAGATTGATAGTTTAAGTAAAATTGAAATGGTTGGAGATCATAACTGTTTCGCTGTTGAAATAAACAAGGAGGAATAAAATGGCAAAGAAAAAAGAAATTAAGAAAATTTGGTGGCATTCCAAAACTGTATGGGTTAATGGACTTGCTTTGTTAGGTGGTTTGTTTTTAGCATTTAGTGGTCATTTAGCTGCTGGTGGAATAATCACTGTTGGTTCAGCTGCGAATTTAGTTTTGAGAGTTGTTACTAAACAAGCTGTTAAGTGGTAGTTGCACAAAATTCATGAAAGACGAAACCCAAATAAGTGGACAAGAATTTGTTAATTTGATAATGACGGCACCGATAATCTTAGCTTTTGTTATCTTAGGAATACTTATAATTTGGAAAACAACTACAAATCCAGTAGAAGTTGCACCTCATTTGGATATTATTCTTGTAGCGTTTGCAATATTTTCAAACCCCGTGAGTATAATAATTGGGGCAGTTGCACAAAATATGTTAAAGGGGACTAAAAATGGTAAGAAAAAAGAAAACAAGACTACCAAAAATTAGTGGTATTTTTAAAACACTTACTGCAAACAAGGTGTTAATGTGGATGTTAGGAGTAGTAATTCTCTCATTCATTGGATTATTTTGTTTAATATTCTTTTCACCTGATGAATATATATTCTTCCCAAAAGCTGGTATTTATGATGTTAAATATGCACAAGATTTAGGGGAAGAAGTATTAAATGGTGGGTTTAAAGATGATAACCTTACTCAACATACTCAAACATTAAATTTGTTAATAGGTGGTGGAAGGATAAACAATTTTTATTTTGAAGATATTGAAGTTGGTAAACAGTCAGGGTTGACTGAAGCATTTTTACTAACAGGAGGAAATTATTATTTAACCTGTGAAACTCTAATCCTTGACGGTTTAGAAACGCCAGAATTAATTATTCAGAACGGTTCTGCATACTCTTTAATTATTCAAAATAATGAAGCAGACGGTAATTCATTCAGTTCAACATTAACTTCATCAATACCTGATTATAAGTTTGGTTCAACAAGAGGAACCATAGATATTCCTCACATCTCAAGTTCAGATTTTGATAGAATAATAATTGATAGTACCGCTGGTGATTCTATCTGTAATACTTTCACTCTGAAAGATATTCATTCTTATGGTGCAGGAATTATCATCTCAAACTTTAAAGTAGGCACATTAAAGATTATTAACAGTTATATTGGTAATGGTAGTGGAATTGATACACCAAACTTCATTATTGGGGGTTCTGTTAATGCAACAACATTACTATTTACAAACAATAGTGAACTACCAATTAATGTAAAATAAATGAAAAGACGCTATGAACTGGAGAACATAGTTCAGCGTATGAACTATCAAATCGCAATTTGTGTTCAGAACAAAACACATCGGGTGGTAACTAAAAATAAGGCTGGTAAGTTTGATGCTTATTGTACTTACCATTTTCTTAATGAACAACCACCCGTTATTTGCCCTTATCGTGGGGATATGATGATGGTTAAAAAAAAGCAAGGTGAATTCTTTAATTGGGTTACTTATTATAGATGTGGGAGATGAGTAAGTGGGAAAGAATTAATAAGTGGAGAAAAGTGGAGTGTTCTTGTTGTAGTTTTGTGACTGTGGTAGATCGAGAACTAGAAGAGAAAGGTTTTATTTTTTATTGTGTTTTCTGTAAGGTTCAAAAATTGGTGAACCATAGGTGATTATTTCTGTCTTATTTGTCATATATGTCATATACCCAAATTTCACTGAGAAGTGGGCTCAAAACCTTTATATATAAGTACGTATACCTAAATAATCCTATGAAAGGAAAAATAATTAAAATCTCAGCGGAAAATCATCAAAGGTTGCTAGATCTTGGAAGCAAAGGCGAATCTTTCAATACACTTGTTACAAATTTACTAAACTATTATTGTGAACAAAACAAATAAAAAAACTGGAATAGATAAGCAGAAGACATATTTTGAACTGCTGGTTGATGTGACTGACTCGCCCTTGTCTGTGGCTAAGAACTGGAGACGAGGGAATGACTTTGGGCCTGGTAAAAGACATCTATTAGGGAAAGCACCTTTTGGGTTACCTCCTTTGGATCACAGGACAATTTCTAAGAACGAAGTTATAGGAGAACTAGATGCTAAAAGTTATGCCCAAAATGCCCGTTATGGAAAACTGATAGTAACAGTTCTAAAAGAGTTAAACATCCCACACTATTGTTTTTGGAGTGGAAATAAGTCGATTCATATCCATGTATTTCTGAAGTTGGAAGTGAACTCTCCTTCTGTTAAAAGATTGGTTAAAGAGTGTTTAGAGGAAGGAATCAACATTTATGCAGCTATCAGAATTGCTTTTATGGAAGAGATATTGGAACAAGCAGGGTTGAGTAAACATTTGATTGGGAATGGAAAGATTGTTGATTTAGCCAAGCTTAAATGGGATGACATTGGTGGGAAGTCCACTTTGATTAGATGTGCAGGTGGGGCTAACATAAAAATTCAAGATGATAATAAATTGGTTAAAGGGTTTAAGACATATTTAGAGAATATACCTGATAAGAAGCCGAAGATGGCTGATTTTGAGGAAGTTAATTATCCAGAGAAATTAGAAAAGTATGTTTTGCCTCAGGATCAGTTGGCCGATATTTGTGAGAAAGAGTTGAAGAAAGCTAAAAGTAAAAGTCTGGTTAAAAAGATTAAATATGAAGGGAAATTTAGTGAGTTCCCTTGTATTCAAAAGATTAGGGAAGGGTTAAAGCCTGGAATTAGGAATGTTGGAGCAAAGGTTTTGGCTATTGCTTCAAGATTAGATGGGTTAACAGTTGATGAATCTAAAGAATTAGTAATGGAATTTGCTGATTCTTGCTCTCAAATTAAACCATTTACCCCAGATGAAGCGTTTAGATGGGTTGAATGGATCTATAAAGAAACAGAACCATTTTGGAATTGTTGCCACGCTAAAAATATTGGGGCTTGTGAAAGATTGGATTGTCCTTACTTCCAACAACAACACGAAGAAGATTTGGAATTTTTTAACCAAGACCAACCATTAGCAGAAATTAAGAAAGCGTTGGACATTTCTATTGTTGGAGAAAATACACTTAAAATGCAATTATTCTTGTTATTTTTAACAAAGAATTTCAACCCAGAGTGGTGTATTATAATAGATGGACCAGCAGCTTCAGGAAAAACTCATGTTATGAAGAAAGTTGCTGAATTGTTTGGAGAAGAGAATGATGAGTTTTTTGTGTACTCTCGGTTAACAACATCAAGTTTGAACCACATGGAAGATTTAGCTAAAGAATGGGCAGGTAAAATTGTGATTATTGAAGAGTTGCAAGGTGCTAAGAATGTGGTTGAGCAGCTCAGAGTTGCCATCTCAGAAGGGAAATTGATATTAGCTGAAACAACAGAAGTAATGGAAAAAGGTCAGAAGAAGTTTGTAACAAAGCCTAAAACTGTTTACTTTAAAGATGTTTTATTTGTTACTTGTAACGCAGAAGAATTTGATGAGGGTGAGCAGTTGAAGAGTAGGGCTTGGATATTGAATACTGACCAAACCAATATCCAAACAAATATGATTGTTGACCATTATTTGAATGAGTTTGGGAAAGAGATAAGTAGGGAAATTCCTAACTTGGAAAGGATCAGGCACTCTTTAAGATTGTTAGAAACACCTCACGAAGTTGTATTCCCTTTCGCTAGTTTGCTTAAAGGTATTGTTCCTACTAACACAGTTAGAGGTAGGAGAGATGTTAAGAAGTTTATTTCATTGATTAAAGCAGTAGCCTATCTTCATCAACATAAAAGAAATTGGTTTACTGAAGATGGAAAGAAGTATTTGGTAGCTGACTGGAGAGATGCAAGAATGGCTCTTGGATTTGCAGGTGAATCCCTTAACGCTTCAACTCAAGGAGTTGGGGCTAGAGATTTACATTATTATGATAAGATTGCTCCACATATGAGTACCCAGTTCCATACTGGGATTGGATCGTGTTCAATTAGTGAAGTGTGTGATTGGTGCAAAATAACACCAGATTCAGCTAGAAAGTTGATGTCTTCGTTATGTGGAGGTGGTTTTTTTGAGAATACTACCACTCCACCTAACCCTGCAAAGTACATAATGTGCGATGTAAAGCCATTTCATTACAAAGATTTGGATGGACACATGAAAGAAATGCAGGAAAATCAAGAAAAACCTTTGCAAGAATGGATAAAAAACTTGCGAATTTCGGAAAATAAGGAGAAAAAGTTACTATGATGTACTATACCGAACTGAACCGAACTATACCCTACTGTGAATGGACTGTGAAAAACAGCTCTCTACCACGACAAAATCAGGTACTGTTCTACTATACCCTGAAACCGAGCCCTGGGTTTTTCGGCACGCTTTTCAAAGCCCGAAAATGGGTGGGCTCTATTTTGGAGAAAAACCTATTATTTTGGGGTTTCTACCACGCTAAAAGGGAAATTTCACAGTACATTCACAGTAGGGTATTGTTCGGTTCAGTAGAGTATAGTAAATACAGTTCAAAATGGGCTTTAAATCGCCAACGGAGGTCAAAATGGACTTGAATGAGTTTGTAACAGACATCAAATATGACATAGAAGTACCAATTACACTAAGAGTAACAGCTAAAAATGGGGTTGTTTATGAATATTCAGATGAGACAAAGTTGGAACTTGTTAAGGAATGGAAGTGGGAAGACTTCAAAAAAACTGTTCCAGATGGCGAATTTCTGGAATATAACCATAAAGGAGAGATATTTGTTAGGTATTCGGGGCATAGGAATTGGAAATGTAGTCATCCTAACCAATTTAGAGTTAAATTTACAGAAGAATCAATAGGTGGACCAGAAGTGGTTATTAAACACCAATGTGCGTTTTGTGGGGAAGATTTCAATGAATGATTTAATTACACAACCTAATTTAAAAAATGAATTTAAGTTTTATTATATTGAGTGGCAAACTTCAAATGATAAAGGGACAGTATGGTGTCAGGGGTTATACCCAATAAAGGAGTTTTTGAACCCAGCAAATTATAGTAAAAAAGACTCATTTAAGAAAAGATTAACCAAATTTATGTTTTTAATGAATACACAAAAAAATAATTTTCAAGATTATAAAATTGGTTGGGATATGTTAAGGAGGATACCAAGCAAATTTTATACAACAGAAATGATAGAAGAAATATCAATTGATAATAGAATAATATTAAAATTTTATTCAAGGAATGTTAGAGAATCGATCATTTCTTATTTAGAACAGAAAGAGAAATTACATCTTTCTAATGCGTTAAAAAAAATGGCAAGTAAAACAGGAGGAGTGGGATTAAATGAGTATTGTTCAGATTGGGCAAAAAGATTACTTTATGATTGTGGTCAAGTTTGACCTTTAAAAATACCAGATGCGAACTCTGAGAGTGAGCACGGTGGAGAACTATAAAATGGGAACAGTAGATTGGGAGGATATGACCTCCGGAAGTTTTGTGAAGTTAGTGAACGGACAACCTATAAAGATGGGTATTCGTAACTGGAGACCGCAAGATAAGTTCAAAGATGATAACACCGGAGAACTTAGGAAAGGATTAACCTTTGATGTATTTGCGGAAGAAGGTAAAGGTGAAGTGACTAAAGAATGGACAGTAACTAGTATGCGTGCAATGGGTAAACTAAGACCAATCTGTGAGAAAGCAGAAGCTGAAGGTAGGGCAGATGTCTTTGTTAGTGTTACTCGAGCAGGTGAGGGAAAGGCTACTGTATATGAAATAACCGAGGTGGAAGCTTTTTAGCTTCCCTTTTTTTTTAACGAGGTAAACAAAATGGATATTGCTGAAATATTACAAGAGTACAATGACAGATGTAGTGGTTCAAAAGAATTTAAGGTTCGTCTTTTGCCAGATTTAACAATAGATCAATTTATTGAGTTAAAGAAACTTGAAATGTTAACAAAGATAAAGGATATACTGAATACGAGGCTAAGATGACTTATGCTCGTGGACCATTTCCTAACATAATAGCTAAGGAAATGAGAAAATGTAGGAAGTGTACTAAGAAATTTGAGGTTAAAAAAAAGTTCAACTGGACTTGTAAGAAATGCAGAGACAAAGATGATAAAAAAAAGTGATTGTACTGCCTGTGAAATGAACAAAGAATGTATTGCAATTTATTTTGGGTGTTATCCACTCGGAAATTGTTGTTTGTTCCTTGAACGGAAAATAGGTAGAAGATATACTTGGAAACAGCTAGTCCAGATTAACAAAGGTGAAATAGATGAAGTGCAAAATATGTCAAAAAGAGATGAAGAACCAAAGAGGAATTAATACACATATTAGGTTTAAACATAAAGATTGGACTGTTGAAAAATATTACCTTTCTTTTATGCCTAATTATTGTATTGAATGTGGTAATCTTATCCCTTTCAATGGTGAAAAATATCTTCAAGCTAAGTTTTGTAATCAAAAGTGTTTGGCTAAAAGGTTTTCACAAAAAATTCCTACAAATAAAGGGCAGTTAAAATACAATAAAAATTATTTAATACAGATACTACAAGAAATTCATGAAAAATATAAAGGGGCAGTAACTCAGCAGCTAGTGAGGTTAGATGGGAGAGTTAATTTCCAAATTTACCATAAATATTTTGGATCATTTACTGCGGCGTGTCAAGAAGCTAAAATTCCTTTTTTTAGTTGGTCTTGTCCAAAAGATAAATTTGTAGCTAGTGCTTTCCCTTTAACAGTAATTATTGATTCAAGAGAAAAGAAACCATATCCTTTTGAGGATTTTATTATTAAAAAATTAGATGTAGGGGATTATCAATTACAAGGTGTTGATAATATTGTTATTGAAAGGAAAGATAAAGGCGATTTAAAAAGCTGTGTGTTCACTAAGAGATTTTGGAAAGAACTAGAAAGAGCAAGAGAACAAAAAATCTATGTTGTTGTGCTTGTTGATTGTACTATTAAAAGATTTATGAAAGATAAAAATTTTGGTGTAAGAAGCAACAAACAAATAATGCATAGAGTTAAAGAGATGGGAAGTATTTTTGCTGATACGTCTCAGTTTTTGTTTACAGGAAGTAGAAAAAATAGTGCAGAATTGGTTTATAAATTAAGCATTTTAGAACCAATCGCATTAAAGGGGGCTGACTTACAAGAAATATGGGACAAAAACAAATTTGAAGAATATTTTTTTGGTAAAAATGGAAATTAAAATAGTTAGAATACCTGATATGGTTCAGATACTAGAATATATTGACAAAGAAAAAAGATGGTTGACTGTTAAACAAATTCAACTAAAATTCAAGATTAAATACTCTCAGAATCTGAGCAAAAGGCTGATGAAACTTTATAAGTTTGGCTTTATTGAGCTTAGAGAAGAGAAAAACCTGTATTTAATAAGGAGGAAATAAAATGGAATTAGTAAAAGATGAGATAAATGTAACCTTTGTGGAAGGTAAATTCCACGTAACAAGGAATATTGTTGAAAGTTTTGATGCAGAAGAATATTTGAGAAGACTTCAACAATTGGATCAACAAAAACAACAAGGAAGTAAACAAGTAGAAGAGATTACTAAGATGGAAGAAAAGTATGGTGCGTTAAAAGCTGAAGCAGAGAAAGTTGCAGCCGATGCACAAGAGAAGATGAAACAAGAAAGAGATGCAGCAAACGCAGAAGAAGAGAAAAAAGCAGATGGAAATCCAAATTAAAAGGGTTGATAATACTGTTGGAGTTTTTAAGAACCTGAAGGACGTGAAAGAAAGAGGAGAAATCTCTCACGTTCTGATGGAACTTGAACTCATCAAACAAGAATTACTTGTAATGTGGCATAGTATGGAAAATTAGAATGAATGAATTGTGTGAAGATTGTTGGAAATGGAAAGAGTTTGGTAAGAAGTGTAGGTTCTTCTGGCCAGATAAACACAAGTGTTCACAATTCACAATTTCTGAAAATGCTACAGAACAATTAGTTTCTGTTGATAGTTTTGACGAATGGTTGGGAGAAGTGAAGAGGATAGTAAATCGATTGGTAGAGAGTAGTAACCGCAAGGACTAACGGGGGGACTCACTTATCATCTATTTTCTAGTTGTTTCTTTTTGAAACACCTCTCCTCTTTTTTGATGCCAATCAAAAATGGTTTGCCCTCACATCACTTTTCCCAATGTGTCTTAACCAATTTTTTCTTTTCTTTTTGTCCCAATGAACTCAGTATCAAGTTTGTTATGTCATTAGGCATATCATCTGTGTCTTTGAACAGATAGTTGTTTGGATAAATATTCCTCAACGATTGTTCGGTACACCCATCTATCCCAATCCCAATCACACTTATCCCCATATTCTCTGATTGTTGAACTGCTTTTTTAGTATCTTCTATTCCATTCTTATACGCTGGTTGTCCATCGGAAATAACCACCATTATCTTCTTCATATTCCTAAACTTCAACAATCTATTCGCTGACTCTCTTATATTATACCCATCAGCATTAGCATTGTCTGCTTGCAGTTTATTCAACTTCTTAAAGTCAATTCTCCTATCTCTGAACTTCTTAATGATTATATCTGTTACTCCATTTGCTGCTTGAAATCCAGTCAAGGCATAGTGAACATTTGGTATTCCATCAAGAGCGTGTCCCAATGTAGCAAATAACTGTTTTGCTGCTGACATCTTGTGTCCATTCATAGATCCACTACAATCAACCAACACTTCTATTGCCCATTCTCCACCACGAGTAAAAGAATTATTTCTTTCGAATACACTTTCCTTGTAAATTCTTCCTGCCATACTTACTTGTCTTCTTACCTCATCCAAGTCAATCCGACCACTTCTATGTCTTTTCTCATAGTCATCTTGTAAGGCAATCTTCCTTTTCAACATTCTGTTAATAATCTTACCTTTCTTATAGGCTTCTTTGTCATCATAATTAATATCTTCTTCTCCACCAGGCTCCATCTGTAGAACAATTTGGTCATTTTCTATGTTAGAACAACCCCAACCACCACCAGATGAATCATTTACTTTTTCTTTAGCTTCTTTTAATCTCTCTTTTAACTCTTCCAAAGTTAACTTATTATAATTCTCTTCTTTTGG